CTCCAACAGATTCAAGGTTTCCAAGAGATTTAATTGAAGTTCCTCTCAAATCCAAGTTACCTCCAACCGATTCAAGGTTTCCAAGAGATTTAATTGAAGAATCACACAAAAACAAACTACCTCCAACCGATTCAAGATTTCCAAGAGATTTAATATTAGTTTTCTCCAAACTCAACCACCCACCAACCGATTCAAGGTTTCCAAGAGATTCAACCGAAGATCCTGCCAAATCCAAATTATCACTTATTCTATAAGGAGGATTTTTTCTTCTTTTCAAGAATACTTGCAACATATCCCAGTCTTCAAAATGGGCATAAGGAATTGTTAAAATTTCTTCTTCAATATCAATTAAAATTTTTTCCATAACATTATTTTTAGGATAACCCAACAAAGATAATGAATTATTTTAAATAAAAAAAGGTTGGTTTTTATTTGGATATGTCGAATTTATATATACCTTTGTTAAAAATAAAATTTACTGATTATGACACGAGAGCAAGTTATATTACAAAAAAAGGCAACCGCACTAAATGAGATTAGGAAGTTATACCATCCATTAACAAACCATGGATTTACTTACTATGAAGGTGAAGGAAGCAGAATGGAACAAATTAGTTATTTGGTGGAGAGAATCATAAAACAACTTGAAAAAGATTTACTTGAATTGAAACAAAAATAGAACATCAAAGAAATAAATGATTGGTTAAACAAAACTTCGGAAAATACAAAATGAAAGAATATATTTTTGAAAACATCTTAAACTCAAATATTGAGATAAGAATTAAAGCAAACTACTATGCCCAAGCAATGGATTTGCTTTTGTCAGCAACAAGGAATATTGATGATTATAGACTTAAACCTGATGGAAACGAGTTGTCCGCATGACAAAAAAAGGGGGGCGGGGGGTTTGAACCGACCGAAGGGAGTTCGGGTGGTCGGCGGTATATGAATATCACCATTAAAAATTAATCTTTCCCTTATACACAGATTTAATGTTATCCAAGTATTCTTTCATTCCAATCATACATTGACGATAATCAATTTCTTCACCAAAATTAAATCGGATATTCTCTTCTTCTCTTTTAAATAAATTAATTATGGAACCATTAATGTCAGATAATATCTCCTGATAAATTCTCTCCTTATCTCTATGGTCCTTAAGAATAGATCCCATCTCAAAAATTTCTCCTTCCAATTCCTGTATTTTATTTTCCTCATGTTCCATAACACAAAGGTAGTTATTTTTTTATAAAAATAGATAAATCAAAATTTATTTCTTATATTTGTTGTGATAAAAATTTAATTTAAAAACAAATATAATATGAAAACGATAACATCAATTTACCACAGACACTTTGTCTTTACTTATGTGCTGTTAGTATCTGTTATTTTTTTCGGTTGTGGAAGCGAAACACCAAAACAGGATCTAACACCTATTGACAAAATTTATCCAATTATTGATAAAATTGATGCTGCTGATGGAAACGGCATAAGAAATATGAGATTATACGTTATTGATAGTTGCGAATATATCGGATACATAAACGCATTTCATAGCGATGTTTTAACACACAAAGGGAATTGTAAATTTTGCGCAGAACGTATCAAAAAATAATATTACTTATAACGTCCGATAATAAACAATCGTTTTAATGTTGTTTATCATTTGTTAGGTTTTGTCATTAATTTGTTTTACCTTTGTAAAAATATGAATAAAATAGAAAAAGAAGAGATTTTAAAAATAGCACATCAAGAATACGTTGATTGGTGGTTGCCAATGGATTTAGCTTGTGATTCTTGTATGGGAGCAATGAGTTATGATAGATTTTTAGAATCATTATTAACATATCCGCATGAAAAATGGTTTACTCGCTGGATTGGTGATAAAATACCATCAGATAAAATAATACCGTTCAAAACTTTTATCTTTCGTTTGTTGGTTTTAAAATATATTGAAAACTCAAAACAAATTAATGATTGAACCTAACTATCGCATACCCGATATTCATATCGTATATGCAACCAATGGGTGTGGCATAAACATAATAAGATGGGGAAGGTTGTTTAATTGGTTATAACATAAAGACAAATAACCCAGAAAAAAGGGGGCGGGGGGATTGAACCGACCGAAGGGAGTTCGGGTGGTCGGAGGTTTACGAATATCCCCAAACCAAATACAATAAAAAACCCCAACCTATAATTTACTATGAATCTTATAGATAAAATAACCTTCAATATCCCTTAACATATTATCAATATTCTTTCCCGACAAATAAAAAAAATCATGAACATCATCCTTAACGGTTTTTATAGAGATGATGTTCCCATTGGAAAAATATATCCTCTTTGGACTTCTCCTAACAACCGAAACCTTCTTATCCCCCGACATATAAAAATCACCCACCTTGGAATCCAAAATAAAATGATGAGCCTTTGACCATAAATTTTCCATTCCACAAAGATAGACATTTCCCCAAAATTTTCCAAAAATTTTTTTTCAGGATTTAGGACCAAATTGAAATAGGGGGTCGTGTTCTTAAATCAAGGGGTGGTGCTCTTATTCCCCATAGGTGGTGATCTTAAATAAAAAACCCCTCTGTTGGGAGGGGGGATATTAAACTTTATTTTCGCAATTGTTATTATAATAATCTTTTATTCTTTCACCATATTTCATATCAATATAATGGACCATATCATAATATGTTCTTTCCCATTCTTTTGAAGTATCATCCATATTACCAAAATATTTATAATACATTGAGTCAATTGCGGCCTCACCTACCACATCCAATAATTCTTCACCACTCTCATATCTACATATGTTATCTGGTCTATAAATTGAACTTAATCTATATTCAACCTCATAATCCAACATACTTAACACTCGTCTAAGTTTGAGAGATGATTTAATTTCTTCTTTAAGAACTTTTCTTATGGTATCTTGTAGATTCATATTCAATAAATACTATGGGGTTTAAAAAAAGGGTTGGTGCTCTTATTCCCCATAGGTGGTGTACTTAAATCCTTAGGTGGTTCACTTAAATAAAAAACCCCTCTGTTGGGAGGGGTTAAGTTAATTAAATTGTACACCATCCGAGACAAACTTTCCCGAAAGTAATTTTCTTAACAAATAAACAAAAATTCTTTTTCATATACATAAGTTTTACTATAAGATAAATAGTCAAAAAAGGGAACATTTTTTCCCAAAATTTTTAAAGTCGTTATATAGGGGATTATCCCCCCTAACCTGACATTCTGACAGTATGTAAGGGGGGATACGGGAGGGGAGGGGGGTGTACCCCCATGCCAAAGGGGGGGATGACAGGGGTATGTGGATAAGTTAGTTATCCCCACCCCTCCTATGTCGGTGTGGATAAAAAACACCCCTCCTATAGTTATCAACAGTGGGATGTGGACAAGTTAGTTTGGTTATGTCACTATGACAGGTTTGACGGTAAGGATGATGGGGTTGCGGTGAAGGACCCCAACATTAACTTCTTATTAAGCTTAAGTTCCTGTGGAATGGCGGGGGACTTATGAATACCATCCATCAGTTCCTCCATGGCTTTGTTAATAGGTGATGCAAGTTCAACCCTATCAGGGTCCCCGATGAATAGGGATAGGTATGGGGACATATAAGGTTCCCCACGTTTAAGGTAATTAATGATTGGTCCCCAAACACGGAAACCATATTGGTGTCCAAAGGCGAAGGGGTCAATTATAACGTCGAGATATATGGTGTGTGACCATCTTGTTATATCTTCATCCTCTTTAACAAAGACATCCTTAATGAAGGGGAACTCTCTCATGAGAGCTTTCTTGGTTACCTTATACTCATAGTTGTTTTCTAATTCTTCTCTTGTCATAATAATAAATATATGAAAATATATTTGGGGGTTTGAATTATTATCCATACCTTTGTATTGTCACATATCGGGAGATTGTTAAGACGGGCTGGGGGAAACCCTTGGAGCTGAATCAGAGGCGGCTCGCCCTATAAAAAAAATATGGGGACCATAAACTAAAAACCCCACACATATGGAATAAAAAAATTCCGTGTAGGTTATTAACTTTCTCTTACCCACAGGGTAATATTTTTAATAAGATTATTCATTAAACATTAACCCCAAACTTTACGTTCATTAAGATACTGAGTGGTGAATCCCCTACTGAGGGGGAATATTAACATTATACTAATAAATATAATTAATATGTTGTAAATCTAAATACTTTTTATATCTTTGTACCATGAGAAAATTTTTACAAGCTTTATTCTTGGGGTATATCATCATGTGGATATACCGTATGTTAACCAAGAAAGATTAATACCCCGCCACGTCGGAGAAGGGGTTAGTAACCGTTCTCTTTGATGAGGTCCTGACATTTCCTTACCATATCCTTGGGGGTTATGTGTTCACCACCATGGACATATAACCCCTCTATCTTTGCATCCACACATGCCCACGCATCCATCCCTATTGGTTTTCGTTGGAAGGTTCTCTTCGCCTTCTCAAAATATAATGTTCCGAGTTCCACTTCCTCGTTGAGAGAGATTACCATTCTTATTCTCCCCACCTCTATTACGTCCATTGCATATGACAATGTGTCCACAGTTATTTCCATGTGGATAAATATATTCACATTGTGAACAAAGTGAACAGATTAGGGTTACGGAACACATAAAATAAACTTATCCACAAATATACTTTTCCACATGACACTATGACAGGGGGATAAAAAGTTTGGGGATGTGGGTAACTTTAGGGGTAAAAATTTGGATTTGTCAAAATGTCAGGGGACGCGTTAGCATGGGGATAATCCCCTGACCCCCTTTTGTGGTATTCCTGTCACTACACTATCCCCCACTTTTTACCACCGATATGGTTATGTGGATAGTATAATGACCACTTTTTTCCCCCTGACGATAGTGTGAGGACCATATTTTTACTATATACGTTTTCCAGATAAAAAAGGAGTGTCTAGTGTAATGGGCGGTGAAACGAACGTAGTGAGTGTTACAGAGGGATTTTATCCCCCTTCAACGAGTGTCGAAGACCGACTATAGGAGTGAACCGATAGGTTATTTAACCCCATACGTGGTGGATATTATATGTCCCTTCATAGTGGAGACAAGTCATGTGGTGATAAGTGGGAGACTAATGGACTCACATAAACATAGACCGTAGGTCTTATCTTACGAGTCCATCTCATTCCCCACACTATATGGTTAGGTCGTAGATAGTATGTTATCTATTATCCGTAGGATATTGTCTTTTTATACTATATATTATCTAACCACTACATCACATGTCATATGTCTTGTCGTTTGGTGGGGACAAGTTATAAGGTGGGGGAATGTGAAAGGAATGAACGAAGGGAATGGTGTCACGAAGTAGACACCCATGGAGTGAGTGAATTAGTTTCACATTAACCACATACTCTTATATTTATTTCATATGAAAGTAACCATCACAGAATCTAAACTTACTAAAGTCATTCACAACTACATTAATATGTCATTTGAAGGATTTGATGATTCTTATTATGATTGGGCTGAATTTAACTGTGGTATGGGTGTTTGTTGTGACCCTTATGCTGTAGGGTTTGTTCTACCTGATAGTGAATATAACGATTATCTATTTAAATTGGTTAATAGTAAGTACTACGATGATGATGGTGATTACCCTTCCGAACTTAAAGGTGATTTACCTGAACCTTGTTATAATCCCCCTAATATAAATAACAAAGAGTTTGATACCATTATATTATCTGATGAGATGTATGAAAGGCTTGAGAGTTTGTTTGGAAGTGTGGATGTTTGGAGTGTACCTTTATTGACTATTATAAATGGAGTATTCAATACGAACGCATTGTCTTATACACATAGTTTTAGATAATTAATAACCCATCTCCTTTTGTAAATCAAACTCTTCTTTATCCGCTTCTGAATATATGTTAGTGTTTAACCAACGAGTAATCCCTGTATAAAAGTCAGGACCAATGTTATTCAAATAAGTCCAAACTAAATTAGTAGAATTCTCTTTGTCGTATGCATCTACAATTTCATACTGTTCTTGAGTTAAAATCTCCACGTTTTCGATTAGTTCTAAAGCTGTCATAGTTTTAAGTTGTCTTTATTTGTGAGATACAAAGATACCACAATTATTAATAACCCCAAACTTTTTTATAATAGACTACAATTTGAATAAATCATTTCTTGTTAGGTCAGGATAATCCTCTATTGTATCTTCATTATCCTTTGGCATTGACGACATTAACCACAATCCTTCTGCGGCATCAGGTGGTGTCATATACATATTCCATCCCATAAACTTTATATTATCTTGGGTATATGGTATTTCATCTCTACCTTCGTGTCTTGCTTTCTTAAACCATTTGTATGCCTCTTCATTATCAGTTAGAATCATTCCACCCTTTCTCATTTTTAGTGTCTTCTTGGGATGAAACGATAAACACATGAATGTATTTGGTATATACATATTTGAAGTGAATCTTCTTGCTGAATCATAAATTGGGTATGGTTTTAATTGATACAACCCTTTCCACTCCACATCATCAAAAGATAGTTTTCCCCCTGATGCCATTACAGCCTGTGGAACCGATAAGTAAGTCTTCTTAGGTATTGTAACATGTTCCACATTCAAGTATGTACAACATAAAAATAATGCATCAGTGCAATTATCTAATGCCACTGCGTATGGAGCTCCCGTATATTCGGCAATCTCCTCCTCAAACATTTGTACTATCTTATATGGATTGTGTTTCATTGTCTCTAATTATTTTACATGGATTACCGTAAGCAATTACATTATCGGGAATGTCTTTTGTTACAACTGAACCTGCACCTATTATGGAATTCTTTCCTATCTTTATCCCGTCAATTATATTTGCACCTATTCCTATTGTTGTTCCTTCTCCTATGGTTACGTTTCCCGCAATGTTAACTCCTGGGTTGATAGAACAATAGTCACCGACGTTTGTATGATGACCTATGGAAACATGTCTGTTGATTGATACAAAGTCTCCTATGGTCGTGTGTGCGGCAATTGATACCTTTGAATTGATTAGAAGTCCACGACCAAGTTTACTCGTGTAAGAGATATCCAAACCATCATGAATTATATTCATGAATTTGTTCTTATCAGGATTTAATGTCTCCACGATTTTTATCTTATGTGATGGTTGATATACACCAAGAGCCATCAAGTCGTAGTCATCCATATTGACCGTGTTAAACATTTCAATATTAAATCTATCATGTTCAAATGTGTTTAGGATTGGTAGATTCAAATTATTGTATACGTGAATATCAGGTTGTCTTGTATTATGTGAATACAAGTTATCCAATATCATCGTAATGTTATTATCCCCCTTACCTAATATTAATAATTTTGTTGCCATATCCTTTTTCTCTTAATTCTTTTGATGTATAGTGTTTCATGTCCAACTCATTCATTATCCTATGGGCACGTTTTAATAACTCCATATTTGTTGTCTTTACCTTATCTTTGTAATATAGATTATCTTCCAACCCGATTCTAATTCCATCAAAATCTAATAACCCGTATGTTGTACTCTTTAGTTGTTGTGAACCTATTCCACCCAAACAGGTAAATGAGTTTGATGGTAGATTGTTTTTGATTGTTGATAAGGTACCCAAATCACATTGACCATTGTACATGTTTCCTAATATGATATTGATGTGATATGGTGGCTGTAATATGTTCTTTGAAATAATGTAATTTGTATAGTTTAACATCCCTGTATCAAAACATTCTATCTCAGGTTGAACCCCATACTTATCCATCTCATTGATTAAAGATAATATCATCTCAGGTTGATTGATTGATGTCCCTGATGGAAAGTTTAATGATGACATTGTTAGTGAACCCATGTCAGGATATAATTGTAATACCTCCGACCTTTTTTCTAACTCAGGAAAGTTTCTTCCCGTTAATGATACACAAATTAATAGTTCAGGACAATATATTTTTATCCCCTCTATTATCCTTTGATATACTTCTTTCTTGTAGGTATTCTCTAATGTAACCTCATCTCTTGCATGTAAATGAACAATAGATATTCCAATCTCGTTTGCCTCATAAACTGAATCAATTATTTCATTTGGTGTTAATGGTGCAAATGAATTACTCCTTGTGGTTTGAGTTCCTGTTGGTGTGAAATTTATTATTTTTTTCATTCAATATCCATTATGTATGCCTTTATTTTAAAAACCTCTCTAAACTTATCATCAAATGTTTTTTCATATATAACTTTTTTTAAATTGTCTATTCTTACATGATTTATATTGTCAAAAACTCCCAAACTTCTTATATGCCAATGATTTGGTTTAACCGAAATATTAATTACTTTTTCTTTATTAACAATAACAACTATATTTTCTTCATTGTCATTTATTGAATTATAAAAAATGTTTAAGGTTAAATCAATTGGGTTGTAATATAATGTGTAATGTAAATTTCTATTGTAAAATGCCTTACCTCTTTTGAATTTATCCTCAGATGGTTCATTTTGAAATAATACCTTTCCGTTATTCATGAAAAGATTTTTTGTAAAGAATTCTAATTGTTTTGGCTCAAGTACTTTCATTTCATTTTCAATGAAATCTCTATTATAGTTTTTAAAATGTTCAGGTAATGAACTTACTTTAAAAGACTTAAAGGAACCAAAAAGAAATCCATCTTTTTTACCATTATCTGTACATATAACAGAATCGTATTCTTTAAGATAATCACTATTTTTATCAATCAAAGTTTTATCTAATAACTCACAATCATATTCAATATGATGAATATTGTCGTATCCAAAATTTATGGCAATTTGACTTACCATTGAAAACATTCTATAAATTGCAAATCCATAAAATGTTTTACTAAAAAATCTTGATTGTATTTTTTGATTATTAAAACTGAAATGATTATGCCCTAATAAATTATAATCATCGGACGTATCATTTAGATGGTCATAAAGATAATATTGACATTTTTTTTGAATATGTATTGGTATATGTGAATGAGATATTAATGCAATATCTTTACCACATTGTAAAACCGAATCAACACATTTTTCCAAAACTCTTTCTTGTTCTTCTGTTGGACAAAAAGCTGTAATAAAAATTAAATCTTTCATACATTTTCAAAAATAGAATAAAGATTGTGTTAGTCAAATATATCTTCACGATTTAATTATCGTAATGTAGATTATTGTAATATCCGTTACGATAATGGATAATCAGAGAATGAACGTATGTGCGGTGTGTGAGGGTTTATCCCGAACCTCACCCACAGAAGTGAATGAACTGAATATCTATTATCCCCACATATTTATTATTATGACAAACAACGAAACCCTTAAAAGAATTATTCTCAGAATGATTGATGGTGAATACCCCATGATTAACGATATTAAGGTTGTGTCTTATGATAATGAAGGGAAATACTATTATACTATATTCTTGGGAATTAAACCTGATGTTCTCATTGATTTGGATACAACAGAAATAAAACAAAAGGTTAAAGAATTATTTAAATACGTTTATCCCCACGATACATTACAAAGTATTAGTTTCTACAACCCCGAACCAAGTTATTATTAATTTCTGTCGTTGTGTGGCTGGCGTTAATTATTTTTTAGATAATTGTCTATTTGCTGTTGTACTTCAGGGTCATTCCCCGTGTAAATAATATCAATAAGATAACGATGTAATGGGTATATTTCATTTGTCATCACACGTTCTTCCAATTCATCGTTCTTCTTGTGATGTTCGTAATCAGGTTCAATTCCTTGGTAATTGAATGGTTCGACCCTATACTTTGTTTTTAATTTATTTCTATCGACAACAAAGGTCATATTTGAATCTTCCAAAGGTGATTCCAATCCTATTCCTATCGTATAACCTGGTACCCAATTTTTATCTCTTGTAAAGGATATTGCGTTTTGATGTTTTGTTCTGGCTAATCGTTTGTCGTATGATAAGTAATCTCCTGATGGTAATGAACCCGCTCTTAATGCGTCACTATTGATTATATCTAATCCTCTGTTTGTTGAAGTCTTATGATATAACGGAACCCCTTTGATGTCATCAAACACTTCGTTTAACCCCATCACTTCCTTAATCCTATTTATATTCTCTTGTAGTTTCATTTCTTTATCTTTACACAGTTTGGGTATCTCTTACCAAACATTGTCTTCATACCCTTTTGAGTATATCCTTTCCAACACCTCTCGGTTAGTTCGCCCTCGGTTTGTTCTTCTTTCTCTCCACCCAAAACTTTTTTAAAGTTTTTAGGTAGTTCACTGAATTTAATTAACTTTACATTGACCATTTTGATATCATACTTGTTCGCCTTCTGTATTCTATGGTGACCATCAAGAATATATTTGATTAAACCCTTATCACTAACCAAAACAAGGACAGGATATTTTAAACTTGTCTTGTCAACCTTTTTCATCTCCTCAGGATTATCCCCGTGAAGAGCATGTTTCATAAGTTTTTTAGTTGACATTTTGGTTACAGGAATATCTTTGGTAATCTTCAACAATTGTTTTAATGTAACCGTATCTTCTCCGTGTGTCCATTTATCATCCAAACCTTCTTTCTGTAATCTAATTGTCTTTTCCTTTGACTTTTCTTTTACATTTTCAATATAATCATAAGCCCTTTTTAACCTTTGTTTTGTTTCAGGGTCTTTGGCGTTCTGATAAGCCGCTCTTACTCTTTGATGAATAAGATTTATTATTTGAGATTGTCTATTATGTGGTTTTGATTTAAAACTATCTTTATTTAATGTGTCAATAATGTCTTCTTTTGTTCTGAACTTTACTGATACAGTATCACTTGGATTTTCATCTGTATATAATCTTCTGTCAGAACCTTCAGGTTTTTTACCTGTTCCTGTTTTCGGGTCTTTACCTTCAGTAATAACCCCCATCATTTCTTTGATTCTATTTATATTCTCTTGTAAGTTCATTATTTATAAATACCTTTGTCTTTATTAAATAATTTGATTATACTTATTAAAATAGAAATATGAATTGTAATTTAGATTTAGTTGAGAAATACCTTAAGAAGGAATTTCCATATGTTGTTAAAATAAAAAGTTTGGTTGAGTCTTCTCCTGTAGTATCGTTTTCAGGTACAACTCATAATGTCGCGCCAAATTTTGATATGAAGATTTTTATTAAAGATAGTTTCTTTTCTCAACTTGAAAATAACGGGCCTCTTAGTAATACTATACTAACTTCATTCACCAAAGAATGTGCACAAATAGTAAAAAGTATTTGTCCCGAAGTTAATATCTCATCAGAATTGTTAATAGTAACATTTATTTCAGATACCGAGATTTAAAATCTTTTTCGTATATTTGTGGTATGGAAAAATTACTTCTACTCTTAACTATTCGCGCATTTGTTCGTAATACAGACGAATCAATTAAAATTTATAATGCATTGTTTTCTGATCAAAAACCTGTCAAACCATCTATCACAGGCACCACAAATAAACCAATAGTTGAGGTTAAAAAACCATCCAAACGAGATGAACTATTGGAATCTCTAACTTACTTAAAAAGTAAAAAGGTTAAAACCAAACAAGATAAAGATTCTATTGGTGTTCTTGAATCTGTTCTAAAGAATATGGCGTAGTGATTAAATCTTTAATTACGTCTAACTTTACGTTCATTTTATAACCCCCATTAAATAATTCAACATATATGTCAGGATTTGTTGGGACATAATAAAAATCATTTATTACCCATGTCTTATCCATATAGTCAATTTGTTTACCTATAACTTTAAATGCATCTCTCATAATAATATATATATATTTAAATGATTATATATATTTATAAAATATGAAATATATTATCACAGAATCTCAGTATAATAAAATTCTTAGTTTAAAAAGAAGGTTAATAGATATTATGAGTGAAGCATCACAAATAATTGATGCTGCGGATGACTTTTATGGAGATATTGATTTTTGTGATTATTACCCCACATTAGAAAAATATATAGACAGCTTGGTTATGGATATTATCCAACAATATGAACCTGATAATTTTGAGATTGATGATAAAGAAAATTTTATCATCGATCATATTGGTTATGAAACCTTTGTTAATCAGCTAATGGATATGTATGGTGAGAAGATTGAAAACTTCTATAATAAGAACACTCAAGATTGTTAATGTCAAAAAAAAATATTAAGTTGAAGATAGATTCAATTTGAAGGTTATAAACACCGAAAATGAAATTGCAGCTTATTTAACTTTTGTTAAGGATATATAAAATATGAAATACATCATAACCGAGAGACAATATAAGTTAATATCCGAACAGGAAGAAGAAGAAATCCTAACAATTCCTTATGCTCATTTTAATGAATGGAAGATGTTACAATCATTTTTGAAAAAAAGAAATAATCCTCCTTATAGAATAAGCGGTGATTTGTATTTGGCAAAATCTTCGATTGAATCTCTCGGAAACCTTGAATCGGTCGAAGGTAATTTGACTTTGGTCGCATCACAAATTAAATCTCTTGGAAACCTTAAATCGGTTGGAGGTTATCTTGATTTGGATAATTCTTCAATTGAATCTCTTGGAGATCTTGAGTCGGTTGGAAGTAAGTTGTATTTAGAGGGAACTCCGATTAAATCTCTTGGAAACCTTAAATCAGTTGGTCTTGATTTGTGGTTGAGAGAAACTCCAATCTCCAAAAAATACACCGAAGAAGAAATTAGATCGATGGTTAATATTGGAGCTGAGGTATATTTATAAACTATGAAATACATTATAACCGAATCTCAATTTAATAGAATAATAACAGAACAAACATCGTCTGATTTATATTCAGCCGTGTTAGGTTATTTGGATTTATATGGTAGTGAAATTATGAATACCGCAAAAGACAAACTGAAAATGCTTTCAGCAAAAAAAGAAGTTATGAAATTTTGCGAAAATAAAAGAGATGGAAAATCACCGTCAAAATTCACATTACCAGAAAGTACCGCATTATTCAACAGCATATTAAAGTTAATTAAAAAAAGTTCAAACATTAAATCACTAGTTGATAGAGGTAAAACTATTAAACACACATAATATGTTTATGTAAGTTTAACACCATCTTGAATAGCATCGTCAAATCCTCTTTTAAAAAAATTATTGATTTCTAATACCCCTCTGATCCCTTCTAAATTTATTTCTTCAGCTAATAATACAACTTTACCAAGATCATTACAATCATTAATCTCGTAAGAATCTTTAATTTTATTTTTAATCATGGATTCAACCCATTTAACAATATATTTTTTACTTACAACGGGATCCATAGACACATATTTAAATAGTTCTACAAAAAATTCATAATTAAAAAATAACATTCTATGTTGATTTAATTCAATAACCCATTCGTTTCTGTCAGAAAACATTACCCAAATTGAACCTTTATAGTAATATAAACTAGTCCCTATAAGAGATTCATTAATAAAACTTTTCATTAATTTTTCCATAAAGATGTTATTTAATTATTTGTCTTACAAATATATTAAAAATTATCAATAATAAAAAATAAAATTTTGGGAATTACCTTTCTAACAATCTTGTGAGTCCTGAATTATACCTTCTTCAAGTATTCTTTCTACCACAGGTTGAATTGATGGTATCTGAGCACAGGTTTGTTTAATCCCATTTTTAATTACACCATCAACCCTACTTTTATGGTGATAAGTATCGTCATAAGTTTCTTTAATTCCATCTCTTATAGTTCGGACAACTTCTCGTCTTCTATGATGAGTTTTATCAAAAGTTTCTTTCACGCCGTGTTGTAAAGTATCTTTAACACCATAAACAAACGGTGCACTTGAACAAATAGTGTGTTTAACCCCCATTTTCTATAACATATTCAACTTCCTCATTTTGTTTTGGAGATTCAAGTTGGTGAACTATTTTACCTTTCATTTCTATAGAACCTAAGTAACCACCAGCTTCAGTGTGTTTAACACCATTTTGAATGGCGTCTTCAATAAAATAATCACGATTATCAGGCGCACCAATTTTTGTTTCTTTAACCCCATTTTGAATGGTGTCTTCAACTTTTTTCCCAACCCACTTTGGATTACCTATTCCGCCAACATATTTTACCCCATTTTGTAATGTGTCTTCAACGTGAGCACCAAAACCAATAGAAGTAAATGTTCCTTCTTCCACACTTAGGGTTTTTTTAACCCCATTTTGAATGATATCATCAAATCTCTCATCACCATCTAACCAATCACCATATTCGGTATGTTTTACCCCATTTTGAATGGTATCTTCAACGCTTTTAATGAAGTCGAAATTTTCGACTTCGGTGTCTTTCACCCCATTTTGAATGATGTGTTCAACTGCAAACGTATTTTGATAAGTTGAAACTCGGATGTCTTTCACCCCATTTTGAATTGTGTGTTCAACTATTTCTTTATCAGCGCTAAAAATACCAATACCATAATTGGAATAGGTGTCTTTCACCCCATTTTGAATGGTGTGTTCAACAAATTCAATATTTTCGGAGTAGTCCTCATTAATACGTTTCACCCCAGTTATAACATTATCTTCAACCCATTTGGTAATATAGTGTTGATTTTCAATAACATCCATTGAAAGGTATACCAATATTCCTTGAAAAAAATTATAATTATACCATAGAGTACCTCCCTTTGTGAGTTCGATTACCCATCTTTTACTTTCCGTAAATATAAGCCATGTCGAGTCTTTGGTTTTATATGTATCGACTCCTTGGGTTGCATCATTAATTAATCGGTTAATTACTTTATTCATATTGCAAATATAATAATTAAGGATTTAACAAACAATACATAATTATTTTTTACCTTTGGAAATAACTCTGAACGCAGGGAGTCTTTTACCATTAACAGTTGGCATTCCGTATTCATTTTTTACCAATACTTTTGACTGTTGTTTTTTTGGTCTCATCTACAGATGACATATGTAGATAACAATTTATAAAAATGGTTTAGACTGTAAGGATAGTAGAAATCTTTAAATAAAAAAATAATTTGAATAAATTATTTATCCATCTTATCACAATCTCGTGATTGGGTAATTATAACATTTGTACTAATCCCAATATAATTTTCAATATTACGTGCGATTTTAGTAGTGGTCTCCTCACCATAATAATCGGGTGTTAAGATTAAAACAATATAATCATCTAAATCAGGTATGAATATAGCAACCACATCACAAATAGTCCTTTGAAAATAACTTAAAACAAGTTTTTCAATAATATGACCTAATTTACCTCTATCAACATCATCTTTTTTGAATTTTTTAACAACATTAGTTAATTGTTCTTCACTAATAATGTATTTCATATTAAAATCCCGTTATTTTTTTACGATTAATAACATCAACAACATCTAAATAAAAATCTTCAAGATCTCTTTCACCAGATTCTATTTTTTGTAATACCTCAGGTTTAGAATATAAAGTATTTTTAACAATAAAGTCAATCATTTCATCATCTGTAATACCTTCAGGTTTTTCAGGTTCAGGAACACAATCATCTACACTTTCAGATGTATCTATTTTATCAACATATAATCCAGATTCTCCAACCATTTGTTCAAACTTTGGAATCATTACATCTTGGTACCATTCTTCAATAACATGGAAAACATATGTTGGTTTAACACTAAATAATTTAGATATAGTTTTTACAAGTTCTCTATCAAGGTATAAATAACCATCTTTAAAATTACCGTCAACATCAAAATTATAATAAACACTTATTGTATTTTTTCCATCAATACACCAATCTTCACTAAGATTACCATAATTACGAGATTTTTTACCAATCTTTCTAGTACCACCTTCTATGTATTGATTCAAATACTTATTAATCCCATTCTGTAATGCAGGACTACTTCTATTGAATCTGCTGAATTGTTCTTCTGTGATTATGATTTTCATTAATAATAAATACAATTATAAATAAAAAACCAAAATTAAATTGGAAAATAAAAAATAATTTAATAAATTTGTCCCATGTTTAAAATGTATGAAGTCTATAAAATGATGAAGCATGATACACTAAAAACATTGGACTTATTTGAAAAAATTAAATATACTAATCCAAAGATATTAGAAATAATGTTTGGAAAAGGATTATGGCTTAAACCAACAACAGAATTATGATTAACAATTTAGAAATAATTAAACCGCTTTTGAACTTTGATAAGGAAGGTGACTTCTACATGCTTTATGTGTTCAAAAGAAAGAAAGACCAACCTGAAGGTGAAAAGGACAACCATCAATCGGTAAGGACCATTAAGACCTATTGTATTGAAAGTATTGATCACCTTGAACGTAGATATGACGAGATTAAACAACTTTGTGAGATGTTTAAGGCTCGTGCATATATTCATGTTCAAAAACAAAATCACTTTGATGTTTCATTAAATATGATGGTTAACTTGGCGCAACGTATCCAAAACGGACAACACAATCAAAAAGGTTTATTTGATTCAGTTGTGGGTCAAATTAAAACCCAAGAAAAAAGATGGATTGTTGATGTTGATATGAAGAGTGAAGAAGCCTTGTTGAAGATTATGAAACTTGTTAATTCATGCAGACCTGAAGGAAATAAAATCTATGCCGCCATCCCAACCAAAAGTGGTTACCACCTAATCACTGGTAGATTTGATGTCATGGAGTTCAACAAGATTATGGCTTTACAAGGTGATGTACCTGATATCCAAAAGAAGAACCCAACTTTACTTTATTTACCTGACTCATTAAACTAATACAACAATGGAAGTATCAATGGACGGATTGAGGAGACAGTTGTTAAGGAACTACAACTCCCTCGCAGAAAAATTAAATAAGAATATCAAGGACAAATCTTGGGATTCTCATGTCTCAATTGACGTAGATTCAATCCAAAAAGAAATGGATGGTCTTCGTGATTGTATCGTGACTTTAGCATTCACTTACCAAGATGGTGAAGGTGGATGGAAAGAAATGGATGAAAACACGCATTTTGAATTATTTAACCCTGAAGAAGATTAAAATTATGAAAATAGACGAATTTAACGAAAAGTACAAAGATTATCTTGAAGATGGTCATTACGGTTTGGATATTGGTTATCCATCTGTTATTGAATATTTGGATGAAGTATTTCAGGACTTAATCAAAATTCCTGGTTTTAAATACAGTCAAATAAAACTGAAGTTTAACTCAGCAAGATTTTATACTAATCTTTATGAAATTATGCCAAGATTTGGTAGATTAATTGATAGTAAGATTGAAAAAGAAATTGATTTTTTAGTTAGAGTTGAGGATGAGGTTTACAAACGTTTAAATAAAAAAGAAGAATAATATTAAAAAAACAATTATCTTTGTAATCTAAATAATAAAAATATGATAACATTATTAATTTTAACAGGTGGTTTATTCGGAGCAGTTTTAATTGGATTTTTATATCACACCATACAATTGAAATCACGAAAATCAGAATTTAAAGATTGGATTGTTGGTGATAAAATAATTCTAAAAACAGATAGTGAAGAATATTACGCAATACAAAAGTTGAATCAAAGTTTGGTAAAGGTTGTTGGTTGGAATGAATACAACATTTATCTTGAAATTGGTGATACCACATACAAATGCGAGTGGTCTTGTTTTAACACAAACAAGTCTGCGTTATGGAGACGTAACTATGATGAGTGTAAAAAATCTATGGGAGTAGAACCAGGATTCAAATCAGAACTTGGTGAATCAAAATCAGGTGGAAAGATTGATGGAAAACCGATTGAATTATTAAATGAAATTGAGTGCGAAGTATATCTTAAAGCTGCAATCGATGATCAAGATTATGAAACCGCAGAATTAATTAGAAAAAGAATGGAGAAATTCAGATAATCAATTACTATAAGATAATCAATTACTATAAGATAATTAATTTATCTTATAGTAATTTTATTTATTCTCCCCATACAATACATTTGAATATTTTGGAAATTCTTTGTCGAATTTTTTTATAAAAATACCTGATAAAATATTACACATATTTTCTTCAGGTCCTCCGATGTTTTGAATTTTAGCATTGTCTTTTAATCCCATTTTTTGGTGTTGGAATTCGTGAACCCATTCATGACTTAATGTTCTAAGAATATCAATCAATAATCTATTGCCACTTAACACAAATATTTCACCTTTAGGAAATCTAACACCTGTGGTCATTTTTACACTCCTATCAGGTAAAAAATTAATGTAAACATCCTTCTTCAATGGTAAATGAGTCTGAACAAATTTAACAAACTCTTTAATAACATTGATTTGTTTTGATGTTATTGAATTATCAATATTTTTGAAACATACCTTCATTGTTAATAAATATATTAAAGTTCAGATATCTTCACCAATGTGCGGAAAGGGTTGATTTCCCTAATATTGAGTTGATAATTGTTTTGATAAATCTAAATTAATCATTTTCACATATTTAAAAAGTATCCCATTCTGTTAAGACAAACTCAAGTTTAATGTCGCATATTTGACCATATCTATTCTTCCAAACATATACACACAAACCACCACTTGAAGACATATATGGTTGGTGATAAGACCATTTTTTACTACCTTTCAAACCTTCAATAGCACTTTCAATTCTATCTCTTGCAGATTCTTTCAATTGTTGAATACTTGGGACTTGGTTAATATATCCCCAAGTCCAATTCAAATGGTCCATTACCACTTTGCACTTTTCAAAGTTGAATTCTTTTAAGATTTCGTCAATAAGTTCTTGTTCAGTTTTATGTAATTGTATCATGGTGTTCACCTATTTTTTTAATTCTATACTTGTAACCTGAATCTGAATTAATCTCAAAACGGCTTCTCATATCTTCCGCTTGTTCTATTGTATCAAATTCTAATACTTCTCCTTCACCATCTAAGATGATTACTGGTAATTCGGTTGACCTAACCAAATTTTTGACCATTTTTATAATTATATAACTCATGGTACAATAATAAGAAAAAATCCCCAGCTTTTCAAGGTTGAGGATTCTTTTTTTTAAATTGTTTTCACGATAGATTCTGTCATTCCTTCCCACTTTCTGATTTGGCGTTTTGGGATTGTAAATTCAAATTCACCAATCTCATCAACACGATTCAAGTAATCTTGACGGAAACGTTCAACCTCAGACCTGTCTTTGATGTATTCCATCTTCATGTGTCTTGCACATGTCTTACCCATTTTGGTTAACATTGAGAACTCATCGGTCAATTCACGTCCACAACACACACAAAGGTTACCACGTTTAACGGTCATCTTACCTGAGAACTTGATTGCCTTTGGACTAACAGACAATAAACGGGTGATGTCAATCAATACAGGATTAAATTCCAATCCGTAGGTTTCTTTCAAGTCTTGACCAACATTACGACCGATAATCAAAGTCTCACCTGGAGTTGGCCAATTCATCTGAACGGTTCTTTCGTTCTCTTCTCTTTGGAAGATGTTAACAACCGCTTCTTCTTGTCTTGGAGTTAATTTACCATACTTATTGATGGTATCTTTCATTTTCGCAATGAAAGAATTTTTTCCTGTGTAGTTTTGAACTTTTTCGATTGTGGTGGTATCTGTATTTGTCATATCTTTATCGTTTTGTGAATACAAAGATACAACTTAAATCGGAACTACCAAACAATTTTTAATATTCCACCCAATTTTTTTTATAATCTTTGTTGGTTACACAAAATCTAGCATATTCATTAATCTGAGGGTATCCAGTATTATAATATCCACATATTAACCCCCAATCATTATATTGTTTACGTAGTTTATGTAACAGTTTCATTGATAGTTGAACATTCAGGTCAATGTTATGTAATAGTTCCTTTTGAGTAATGTTCCTACCACTGATGTAATTTGCTGTTTTTGGCATAATCTGCATTGGCCCTTTAGCTCCAGCAAATGATGTTAACTTCCCATGGTAATCCCAATCAAATGGTCCTTGATACCTTGTTTCAAGGAAGGCAATATTGTATGCAATATATTTTGGGATTTTATATTCATTAGAATATTTCTCAATTGAAGTATAAACCTGAAGACTGTATGGTGAGTTTGGGTTACCTCCAATGTTTTCAAGTTTATAACCTTCGTTTGGTCTTGTTAATCCCACCAAATTAAAAGCTGCAAGGATTACCATAACGGCAAACAACAAATAGAAATATTTTAGTCCATTCTTTACCATCAATTAGAAGGTGTTTTAGGTGATGATGCTTGACCCCAAATGTTTTTTGCGTACAAATTAAAAATCATGTACCCAACAGAATCTTGATAAATGGTATATGAACCATCTTTCTTTCTGATAACCAATAGATTATTGTTTTCATCAATTGCAAGTTTAACCTCATCTTTTTTAACAGAAACAACTGGTGTTTGTTTTGTGTAGTTTACTTTAATGTAATTGTAGTAGTATCCGATTGACCCTCCCGCCACAAAACTAAGAGAGATTACGGTATAAAACGATAATTGTTTTAGTGCGGTTTTTAATTTTTCTTTAATATTTTCCATATGTTAATTATAAGAAATCCCCCTTGACCAATCAAGGGGGATTTTATTTTAGTTTTGAGTGAAGGCTTTGTCCGCCCATGTTTTGGCTCCCATTTTTTCCCATATCTTTGAATCGCACATATCAGGGAATGACTTTCTCATGTTTCCAACCGTCAAAACATCCAAGAATGATTTATCGATTGAATACCATTTGTTTCCTTTGGTTGTTAAAACATTGTGCCAAAGTTCAACACCATTTTTATAAACACATTTAACCTGAATATTCACCAAAGAGTTTTTCTTATATGCTGTGATTACACTACGAGGAGTTCCTTTGATGTCATGAATATTTATAAAACCAGCATTACATTTTCCAGCAATACGGAATTCATATTCCTGATTTAAGTCTTTAATATTATTAGAGACCATTACAGATATTTTCTTATCATCGATATTCGTTTCAAAAGATCCATAAAATACGTCTCCCGCCAAAATACCTTCAGTTAATTTGATGATGTTTTTTTCTGTTGCTGTGTTTGTAGTTGTCATATCTTTATCGTTTTGTGAATACAAAGATACAATTTAAATCGGAACTACCAAATTATTTTTTACAAATATTTTCTTGGAAACAAAATTGTCCAACACCTTCAATATATCCATACCTCATATCAATATGTGTGTCCTCTGTGTAGGGTGATTCAAGACCGCACTGAATACATTTATCATACTTTAAGTTAGAATATTCATGATATTTTTTTCTAATGTAATTACCCAACTCATAATTATTCGGATGATTCTTGATATCTTCTTCAGTTATTGTTATTTTAAAGTCCATAATTGTTTTAACTTACATAATAAATATATATAATCATTTTTACAAATCAAATCTATTTATTACATATGAGTTTAGATTTTAAAAAAGAATCAGTCCTTGCTGAAAAATTGAAGTACCTTTATAAAGCGGAACTACAACAAAAGAAATGCATTGTAAAAGAAATGGATGTAGAATTTGAAACCATGGAAAATACTGATGGCGTTAGAATAATAGAACGAGTGAATATTGACATGGATTTTGAATATGAAGGTGCACTTGATGGATATGAACCACATATTTTTACCTCAGACCTTAATAGATTGTTTGAAACTGTTAGAGGTGTTATTACACAATATACCCCAACTCAAGAAGGAAAGTTAAAATCAGGTGATGATAATGTTTATGTATCAGATGTAATGATATTTAAAATAAATTACGAACTTGAAAATGTTCACACATTCTCAGTATCTCTTAGCATAACATACCCTAGTTAATATGAACGAGAAATTACAAAGGCTATCAACCAAAATGGTTGGACTATTTTCTGAGGACTTTAAAAACGCTCAAGATTGTTATATCCGTTTTAATAATGTATATAAACAACAATTTGAGTATTTCCAAAACTTTGACCCTTCAAACATACTTAAATTAGTTTTATACATATATTCACTTAAAAACACAGGTAACTTTAAATTGGCTGAAAATATATTAAATAAATCAGGTTTTGCTTCCTTATTTATTATGGAGCCAGATTATTATCAAGCAAAATGCGATGAGTGCGGCGGCGATAGTTCACTTCGTTGTGGTTATTGTGGCGGAGAAGGAAGTATTGAATGCAATAAATGTATTGGTAATGGAACGGTTAATTGTGAAACCTGTAATGGAGATGGGAGAATTGAAGTGGATGGTGAGGATAATGAATACGTAGACTGTGATTATTGTTATGGTAGTGGTGAAATTGGTTGTGACGAATGTGGTGGTAGCGGTAATGAATATTGTGAAAACTGTGATGGACGTGGGACTGAAGACTGTTCAACTTGTGACGGTGACGGACAGGTAGAAACAAATGAACATGAATACAAATATTATTTTATAATTACTTGGAATAGTTTTATTAAGGACAAATGCGAACTTGAATCAGGTACAATGACACCAGCACTTTCAGAATACGATTTTGACCGTCTAAGTGATGAATATATTGTATTAGGTTATGATGAAAAACATTCTGAGTTTCGTTCTGCAGTCCTACCTAATGACGTTTATTGCGCAAACTATGAAGATGAGCCAAAACTATATAAAAGTTATTATCGTATTTGGATGGATAACGATGGATTAGAAAAATACACACTATAATGTCAGATTTAAAAACATTTCTTAAAGTAGCACAAAAGTTGGGTTATCCTAATCCATCACCCAATTCATTGGTAATTGCCAACTCAATTAACTATAACCTTAATAATTTTATAGAAGATTTAATATTAGAAGTAGGTCAAGAAAGAGCAAATGAATTTGTTAACAAGACTTTTTCATCGTTAGGTGCCACTTATTCACCTGGAATTAAAATAGATTTAAGTGACAGGGTTGGTGAGACTGGTTCATATATCTATCTAATCATCAACGGATTTGATTTTGTTGAGGGTGATGAAGAATATAAAGAAGTATGGATACATTATACTTGGGGTGATTCCATGTTAATTCATGATGGTGAAGAAAAAACTTTAGACGACATATATGATGAAGTTGACTTAGGTACAATGGGTGAATATGGTGAATTTATGGACGATATTCAATACGAATGTATATCTCAAATATTCAAAAAAACAGGATTAATAATCCACTTTGATTCTCAGATATAAAAAAAGAGAGACCGAAGCCTCTCTTTCAGGGACTGACTGGAATTGTCAGGCGTCCACCACCAAGTTTTAATAAACTTGTAAACTATCTTTCAACACTCAATCTCTCTCTTTTAATTACAGAATTTACTAACTCTTCAACTTTGTTTGCATCCATGTATGGAATTACATCGTCGGTTGCTTCAGGATAAAAAAATCTTGTGACAAAATCATTTGACTTTCTATCAAATATTGCAACTTCAAAAGTTTTTTCAAAATCACCATACAAACCTCGGTCTCCACCAACAATAGAAAATTCAATTTCTTTGTTTCCAAAACGAGACATTCTACCTTTACCACCACCAATACCTAAATACTCTGACATTGGGTGTGGTTTAGACCATTTCTTTACATCTTCAATCGTTATCATTTTGTTTCTAATGCCTCCATTTTAGATTTGGCAACCAAATGCTCTGCTAACGTATATATATCTATTTTTGTTGTGATAATTGAACTAACCAAATGTTTGTAAGGAATGTGAATAAGAAAATCATAACCATTAAAGAAAGTTAAATCATTCTTTAACTCAATACAACCTTGTATCATTTTTAAGAACAACTTAAATTGGGTGGCATTTACAAATGTTTCATCTAATAATACACCAAATGTTTCATGCTGAATTTTAATGTTATGTGATATTGTGTTCATATTCTTTCTTATTAACAATACAAAGATATTGAAATTATTATAACAAACCAAATTATTTTTAAATAAAAAAACCCCACCTGAATTAACAGATGAGGTTTAGTGGCTAAAAAGGTTGAGATTACACCTATTATTGAGAATCTTTAAAAGGATTATTAGTTCCCTTTATATCCACATCCTTTTGGGATGTAATCCTCATCGCCGATTGGTTAGACCAATCACTCCTAAAGGTTTTAACTACTCTTTCATTACTCAACTCTCTTTAACCTTGCGAGCTAACTCAGGGTTCGACCCCTTAGAGGTTTTTGGTAAAAATACACATCAACTTGCAGTCTCAGTGTGCCATGGACAACCCATGACTATGTAGGCGACTTTCATCAAAACCTGATGGACACTTGTGCTTGATATTTTAATTAATTATTACATTAACATATGTATATTAAGGTTTGTGTCGTGGATGATAGAAGTAGTGGTCCACCGTAAGCTCCGTTATCTTTTGAACAACAGAATACTAAACTACTCCCTGAGATGTCCCCACCTCCATATGTCAAGTTTACTTCAAACTAAGAACCTTGGTAGATTCAAAGTAGGGATAGTAACAGCACCACCTGTACTCTATCATACCTTTCGGTTTTAAGTCCACTTTCGTATTGGAATTCGCAATGATGAGATTGGAGGTCTCACTTTTTACAATATCCCTACGAGTTATTCTTATTGATGTTCCCATCTCAACCAAACGACCCACATCGCTTGGTCATCTCAACTCTTCATCTACAGTGTTACCCTCGATTACTAAAGCAAAGATGATATCTCGCCTGTATACTCGAGCTCCGTTACCGAAGCCGCAATCCTGTTAACACAACAGGTTCACTTTATCCCACTTTCATGGTTTATTTAACGACCATATACGGCCGATTACCTTTATCAGATTAAATGTCTCATAATCAACCCGAAGGTCTCATAATAAACTACTGAACGGATAAATATTTTATATTCAAAGAACGAATTTCAATTTTAGAAAAGGAAACCATAGTTTTACAACAACGTCAACCTTTTCGTGATTGTTTCACAAAGGTAAGATAAACTTTTCAATTTATCAAACTTTTTGTGAAAGTTTTTTTAACAACCTAACTCTATTAATTACCGATAGTGAGATTTGAATTCGGTGATTGTTAAATGTTTCACAAAGGTAAGATAAACTTTTTAATTTGTCAAACTTTTTGTGAAGTTTTTTTTTGTTGCGAGAGAAGGATTCGAACCTCCGACCTTTGGGTTATGAGCCCAACGAGCTACCTCTGCTACCATCTCGCGATATATCTTAAGTAAAAGAACTTTCAATTTAAGTCCCACAAAGTTAAAACTATTTTTTCAAATAATCAAACATATGTGGGACTTTTTTGTGAGACTCTCATCTCATTTGTTTCACAAAATTAAAACAAAATTCTCATTTTGTCAAATTTTATTTTACGAAACTATATTTGTGGGGATGTTTGTCCTTTCGGACTTGAGATTATAAATATAGTCTACAATATCCAAAAGTCAACTATTTTGAAATAAATTCGAACAATTTATATAAAAAAGTATTAATTTTCATATTTTTCATGTCGTTTAGGGTAAAATAACCCCAAGCCGTGTGTTCATGACCATCAATAGCCCTTTCCAAATCAGGGGTTAATTGTTTCTCCACATTAATAATATAAGTGTACATCAATCCCTTCATTTTGCCACCATCTCTAGTATATCTTGGTATTATCCCCGCAAATTCTAATTCAAAGTTATTTATGTTTATGGCGGTCTCTTCAAAAAACTCCCTTTTTGCGGATTCCTCAATTTTTTCACTCCCTTCAATTTTACCTGCAGGTATTGACCATTCACCTTGTCCTAATGATTCATCATTCCTTTTACAGATTAAAAATTTGTCACCGCATTTAACGATAACCCCAACGTATCTTTTAGCATTCATTGTATTTATAGTTATGAGAGTTAAAGTTAATCAAAATATTTTTAATATCAAAACCTTAATTGATGAAAAATCAAAATATATCGGCATGATGGGTAAAAAGTTTGACGAAACTTTTGATGGTCTACTATTTTTGATGGGTGGTGATAAACAGTGTTTTTGGATGAAAAATTGTATTATTCCTTTAGATATTATTATAATCAAAAATAACGTAATAGTTAATATACACCACAACTGTCCTCCATGTGAAGGTGATGATTGCCCAAGTTACTGTGGTAATGGTAATATTGTGTTAGAAATTGACGGTGGTTCTTGTGAAAGATTAAGTATTGAGCCAGGTAATACTGTTGAGTATCTGTTATAAATGTATTTAAAAATCATGAAGATTTTGATTTTGATCTTTTTTAAAATACTCATTTATTTGGTCATCCCAAGGTTTATTGATTGCTTTAAGTTTAGTACCAATCTCAAGTAGAATATAATCTGACCAAACACCACCTTCATTAAGTCCATTAGGTGCGAAATAATAATATCCATCAACATCCAATATAAAATGTCCTATCACATTATTATTTGATTCTACTTTAACTTCGTATAGGCTATCTTTTTGTATTACTTTTAACATATTTTAATAATAATATAATTTAAATTCGTTATTGTCAAAAATAATATAACTATTATTTTCAATCCAATCACCGCAATTAAGATAATGTATTTTTTCAATATATTTGTTTTCAGGTTTGTGAATGTGTCCACATATTACTCCCTTACAATTTCTTTTATCCGCTTGATCTGCCAATTGATTTTCAAAATCAGTAATAAACTTAACAGCGTTCTTGACTTTGTCTTTAGCCCATTTACTTAAAGAACGCTTATATCCAAATCGTTTCATAGTACGATCTATTTGTATTGCCAACTCATAACCAATTGACCCTAAATGAGCCAACCATTTCAACTTAACAACACCATCATATAGATCTCCATGAGTAATGTAATATTTTTTCCAAATATACTCATCACATATTGTTATGTTTTCACCGAACTCACTTGGTGAATAGTGTCTTAAAAATTCATCGTGATTACCTATAATATAAATTACCTTGGTTCCTTTTTTAGAATAAGATAAAACCTTACGAATAACATTAGTAAAGTTTTGAGTCCAATGATGACGTTTTTTTAATAACCAACCATCAATAAAATCGCCAACAATAAATAAATATTTTGGTTCGTACTGTTTTAACATATTCAGTAATTGTTCTGCGTTTGATCCTTTACTACCCAAATGAACATCAGATATGAAAATAGCCTCAACTTGTTTTGTTTTAGTCATAAATAAATTATTATCTTAATAATGTAACCGAACCGCTGTATGTGTATTTTTTACCGTTAAAACTGGTTGCATTTACTTGGTAAATATATGCATCTTGTTGACAATCCTGTCCTTTATTAAAGTCTCTTCCATTCCACCCTTCCTCAGGATTGTACGTTTTATCTGTCATGTATGATTCATAAACCTTTTGACCCCAACGATTAAATACAAATATTTCTAATGTTTCAAATCCTGTAGCACTTACTTTGAAAGTCCTATTACATCCAAATCCACATTCTATCGTACTTCCCCCTTTTCCATCAACGTTAATCGGACGGAATACATTTGGAATAAACACCGTGATATCTGGCTCAATACGAACACATTCTAGTGTAGAATCATAACAACCGTTAGGACTAATCGCAGTTAGTTTTATACACTGTAAACCAGTATCTGCCATAAACTGAACTTGGGTTGGTTCAAAAGTATAATCTACTCTTGGTATACCAGGAGTTAGTGGTGGAAAATACCAAATATATTTTAAGTTTGAATTGTCGGATATATTTGATTGATTAAAGAAATCAAAATTTGGTTTAGCAATTGTTGTACTTTTTGGATCCGTGGTAAATGACGCAACTGGTGTTGGCCAAGCAGTTAATGTAGCGTCAGTAGTATCTTTACAACCATCAGCCTCAACAAACAAATATATCCTGTGATTTCCTGATTTAGTAAATGTTTGTGATAAAACAGTTTGATTAAATGGATTTGAGTTAAGTGGTGTACTATTAAAATCAGTAACATCCATATACCACTTATAAGTACTACCCACAATACTTGGAACCGCAGTATAAGTTGAATTTAACACCAACCCATATCTCTCATCAACACAACCTCTATCAGGTGATATAGTAAAATCAGCAACTGGTTTTGGTTTAATCGTATAAGTTATAGAATCACTTACAGAACCACAAATATCGGGATCGGTAGTTAAATCTATAGTTGTAACTTTAAAAGTAACTTTTCCACGAATAATGTCGAATGGTGTTGCGGTATAGTTAATTCCATTTATACCATTATCAATAATATTCCCGTTACCATCAGGTGTTACCCAATTCCAAGTATATGGCGAACTTGGTATTGTTTTAAACCCCACATTAAAAATGGCATCATAAGAACAAACCGATCCATCATCTACAATATCTACCTGAGGTGGACTTTGTATTCTAATATTTATTGAATCTTTGTTATCACATCCCGTTCCAGGATCCTTATAATAATATTTAATATTATAAACCCCATCAGGAACATTATTGATTGTAAATTTACCATTAGTTACATCAAATGCTGTGGTCGGTAAAGTTGGAAAACTTTTCATCTCACCATCAACACTTGAAATGTTATTTGGATTCATAAAGAAGAATACACTACCACGAGTTTTACAAATTGAACTATCACTAACAATATTATAATCGATATCCACAACAGGATTCTCATTAACTTGAATTGTAGTTGTATCCGCAACCCTACAAGTTGTTGATGTGTCAGCATATACTAATCTGTACTGTCTGGTGAAATTTTCTAATATAGGACTTGATGGGTTGAAATTTCTACCATTAGTTATTGAAGTCCTATACATCTGATCAGGTGATCCAATATACCAATAACTACTTAGTGGGTTAATAGATGTTGTACTTCTACCTAACATATGTTGATCTATATCGACAATAGTACCTGACCTACATAAAGATGGTGCAATACCTGTTTCTAACTTCGGAGTTTTTATTACTGAAAATACCAAAGTATCGGTAGCTAAACAACCTCCTATTGGTGATGGTGCGAAAAAACCACTAACCGCAGGTGTAAATAACACACTATTATTTAATGGGAATGTAGCAGTAAATTTATAAGTTATAATATTTGTGTCAGGTAAAGTTAATACGTCAACACCTTGTGGATTAAATGCATAATAATTAATCGCGGGATTTGGTTTATTAATACCACGACCAAACCACTCTTCATTAGTTGCTAACGCACCTCCATTTGGAGAATATAGTTGGGAACCTGGGTTAATGTTAAACACACTAGCAAAATCACAAAAGTTTCTACTTGATCCTGCGTTAATTAATGGTACAGGAAAGACAGAGATTACGATTGAATCACTTATTCTACATCCATCAACATCGTTTACGTTAAGACGAATAATATTTCCTCTTACAGGTGTTGGTGGTACTGGTGGTAAATTAATTAAATTAGATATTATAACTTGATTACCATTAATCGCATTTGGGTTTGATGGATAATTCCATACCGATGTTATCAATCCAGGTTTGTTTGTAGAAGTAATATTTGGTAGTAATACTATGTTAGTATTTCTACACAAAGACATATTATCAGGTCTATTAATTATTGGTAATGGTTTAACTATTACATCCATAGTATCAACATAAGAACATCCAACACCACCATAAGTTAAAAATCCTCTCACTTGATAACTGGTTGTAATCAATGGTGATACATTTAGAATTGATGTTCTACTTAAAACAACATCAGGGTTTGATATTGGAATCGATCTCCATTGAAAACTATCTATGGCTGCGGTCGTACCAACACCAACTATATTTATTGGTGCGTCTTTCTCACAAATAGTTCGATTAGGACCAGCACTAACAGGTACTCTTTCATTAATATAAACCATAATAGTATCCAACTGAGAACACCCATTTAAATCCGTTTTTCTTACAATATATTGACCACTATCTCTTGGTGTAATTTTTTGTGATACAGTATCAGTCAATACTGGTGATACAGGAATTTTATTCCAACGCCAAATATTAACACTACCATTACTATTACCACCATCTATGGTGTCAGTTGCACCAAAACAATAACGAACAGAATTTGGTAACTCTTTAATCGGTAAATTACGAGTAAACACATTTAATAAAGTTGAGTCTTTACAACCATTCAAATCCTGAATAACAACTTTGTAAGAGCTACTAACACCAGGGTTTGTTGGGTTTATTACAAAATTGGAATCAATACCAAAAGTTCTAATAATGTTGTTTGAACCCATACCACCACCATATAGAGTATACCGATAAGTACTACCAAAAGGCGTACCATCTCGTCCATTTGCCCTAACTATAACTGAAGTTCCAAAACAATTAAAAGTATCCCTAATATTTACATCAACAGGAGGTACCACCAAAACAGAGTCCCAAATATTATCGTTAGGACAACCATTGGGTGATGGTGGTGCAGTTGTTGTTAACTGTAACCTAATTTTATGCCAACCACCTTGTAAAAATCTATGATTGATCACATTAGGTCCAACAAAAGTTTGGTAAGTATTAGAATTAGGGCTTGTTTCAATTAAGAATTTAGTATACGAAGGGTTAATAGGAACGACATTTGTTTGAGTATATGAAAAATCATAGAAGCCACAATTTTTGTTGGTTTTAATGATATTTGCTATAGGAATCCTTCTAACTAAAATACTAAATGATCTTGTAGTACGAGCCGGAATAGGACACGCCCTATCTTTGGCGGTAACAACAAAATAATAAGGTAAATTACTCGCCATTTCAGGACCAGGTGTCCAACAAAAACGAACACTATCATATTTTGGTCCAATCATAGTTCTTTGAATAGGATTATATGCTTTAACAAATGTAGCACCTTTACTAACTAATAATGTTGGCGCGTTCCAAGTAATGTCTGTAGTATCGGTAACTGCGGTATTATCCCAAGCAGAAATCATAAAACATAATTGTTGTCCAGCACAAACAGAATAACTAAAGTTTGGTTGTGGTGAGGTTAAAACTCCATCATTGGTCCATGTTCGTAAAACAGGTGGGTTATTTTCAGGACAAATCCTACTATAAAACTGAATGTCCCTTCGAGTTACACCCATTAAGGTAGGTACTCCTCCTACCATTTTCCATTGTCGAACCTCTATAATTAAATTAGCAACAAAGGTTCCCATCGGTCTAAACCGTAGATCTCCAGTTACAGGATCTATGCTGATACCAATAGGAGGAACCGCAGGTGGTGTTTGAATTGGCGCACCTAAATAAGGTAGTGGTACATTGGCACTGTATGGTGAAAGATATGGCGCCGTAACACCAGGTCCTGTAAGTGATTGCCCAAAAGAATAACTTAAAGAATCACCATCAGGGTCAATAGCTCCTAAATTGTAAGTAAAATCTTGTCCCGCACAAGTAACCGCAACAGGGTCATTTGTAAATGTTGGAGAAGAATTACAAGGTGTTACACACCTATTAATTGTACCTTGAGTATAAAAATTTAAAGCGCCAGGATTTACTAAAGTAGTTATAGCATCATTTCTACAACAGATACTATAACCTATATTGATTAAACAACAACTAGCCGGAATAGATGCTAAACTAATATTCCCTTCAAATGTATACACCTCAATACCAGGAACAAAAGTACCAGGTGTTCTAGTCCCACAATTAGTACAAATGGATTTTTCTCCTGAACATAGTTGTACAACATCAAAACCACTAACACCTGTAACCACATTTATATTTTGGGTTCCAAAATTAATTCCAGCACAAGGGCTTGTTGGTAAACCTGAACCTGTAGGTGCAGATCCACCTGTCAATATAATTGGAATATTACAAGAAGGACTTAAACTTGTGGGACAATTGGCACAGAGTTGAACACCCTGACAATCTCTATATATCTTAAACTGAACACGATAAACACCTGGTGTGGTTGTACAGACATAAGATATGTCGGAACCAACAACGTGAGAAGCATTTACTTCTTTTTGGGTTACGCCGATTAATGATAATATTAATACAGATAATAAAAAAATCTTTTTTATAATCTTACCTAAAACTATTTTTTCCATACGCTATTTTTTTGTTCAAATATAAACTAATACTTTAATAAAATATTAGTTTATTAATAAAAAAATAGTGTAATAATTATTTTTAATAAAAAATAAAGTTTTTTATTACTTAGACTCTTTAATCTTTTCTTTTAATTTTCTCTCAAACTCGTGAGCAATCATCTTTGTGAACTTAACTGAAGGCGAATCGTCTTTTTCAGAGTCATATCTATATTGCCCTTGTGGTGGTCTTTTACTTCTACCTAAGTAATTTAATCCAGATATATTTGTAATACATTTGTGTCCACCTGAGTTGGCCTGAATTAAATCCCAAGTATTAATACCAATCTTGTCTAACATTTCCCTATGCTCTTCAGTTAATTCGGTGAATGGAGTTTCCATCATATCATTAATATGATCTAAAACCCCTTCTCCCCCTTCCATGGTTGTAAACTTATCACCATATAAAGCTTCAAAATCTTTAAATGTAAAACCAACACTCTCAGGAACTGCAGATGTTTCACTAACCCATTTGATTGTAGATAATGGAATTGTTCTTTGTTTTAATTGGTCTTCCCATTTAGATAAAACTTCTTGAGCGATTTCACCTAAATTAACACCTTTAAGTTCTCTTTCTTTTTTGAAAGGATTACAAGATGCTTGTACTAACCCCATTGGCCAAGCCATAATTAAAAAGTCAGCTTCAGGATTGTTCCTAAATGGTGTATACCTATCATAAGAACCTGGCTTAATCATAGAACCTCCACCATATTGAAATATAATATTATCCTCAACTTTAGGATAACCTTTCATAGTTTCTTTATATGCCTCGGCATTCTTTTGTAGTTCTTTGGGGTTTGCGGCATTAGTTTTTTTCATCCAATCTTTAATGTTTGTTAATATAGACAATAAAGATGGTTCTGAATTTTGTACTAAACCTTCTAAGAAACCTTTTTTGTTTTTAAATGCCAATAATAACTTGTTAATAACAAGACCCATTAACATTTTATTTTTTTGTAATGACTTATCTTTATCTAATTTAAAAATATAATTCACAACTTCATCAGGTGATATATCATATTTTGCATAATCTGCCGAGTCAACAGTACTGATTAATAATATATCTGAAGATGGGAATAATTCTTTTGGTGAAACTACTTGAGATATTGTTTCAACATTTGAACGAGATTGTCTAAATGATGTGGACTTGGTACCTTCCGCACCTGCTTGTCTGTCGTGGTGGTCAGTATGAATAACGAACATTGGTTTACCGTGAGCAAAGTCAACCAATACTGGCATAACATCACCAGTTGCGTCAAGTTTTTTAACCGCAAATTCTTTATCACCGTATTGGATAACATGTGAATTGATAACGTCAATACCATTATCTTCAAGGTATTTCTTCATTGCAATCGCAGTGGTTACACCATCTAAATCTTGGTGAAAATATATTTCTGCTTTAGGATATCTTTTTCTTAAGGCTGAAATATCACGTATTCCTGATTCCGTTATTCTTCCTTTCATTAATTAGTCAATTCCAAGTAAATGCATTCCTTTATCAATTATGTCTCCGTGGTCAGAAATACACTGTTTGTATATCATTTTATCTTTTGGTGTCATCTTAGTATTAGTCTCGTAACCCCATACTCCATCATTATCAACACCAATACTTGATTGATATTTTGCAATTGCTTGAGCACTTTTAGAGTTAGGTAAATTACCGATACTACCATCTAATTTTAATGATTGTCCTGCATCATCTTTAATTCCTTTTTTATTTAAGAAACATTGGATTGCGATATTAATTTTGTAATTTTCATCCTGTTCTTGGATGACTCTTTTAACGATATTCATTAAATCACCTTCAGTTAATTTTATAATTTTCTTTGCCATATTTTTACTATTATACTTAGTTTTATGATACTTGTGGAGAACCCCCAAACATTGTAGTAAAAATATTTGAGAATCCGTCTTTATTATTTAAATTAATACTTCCCATATTAAACAATGAACTTGCAGAGTTACCTGAGTTCCTATTTTTAATGTATTGGTCAATTTCTTCTTTAGATGGTGTAGTTTCAGGGGTTTGTTGTTTTGTCACCATATCTCCTTTTTCAAAGTTTTGTGCGATATAATCACTTGTTTTTGGGTCTTCTGCAACTTTTTTTCTAAATTCGGCATCATCTGATAATTTTCTTTCAAAAGTAGATAATGATGGTATTCCAAAGTAAGCTAATAAATTATTTGCCACAATAAATTGTCTAAAAGCATTTCTTCTATCTTGTCTTGCTCCAACATTCAACCACCATCTTTTAATGCCTGTTTCAGGTAGAACACCACGTTTTTCAAAATACTTAGATAATCTTTGTCCTTGGAAATAATCTTTTAATCCTGTTTTGAAACTTCCGCCTGCGATAACCTCTTTACCACCTGCCTTAATTCCACTTAAAGCTTTATTACCAGTAATCATATCTAAACCACTTCTTAATTTTGACGCTAACCCCGGACTAACTTTTTCAATTCCTTTAACTGTATTTTGAACTGCAGGTTCTTTAACGTATTTACCTAAACTACTAAACTTTTTAGCTATTTGAGGGTTTTTTGCCAAATATTCTGTTAATGTTTTACCTCCTGCTTTCATGGCCGCAGCTCCTCCTCCACTCCCTTTGAATAATTTAATAATCGGTTTAGCAATAAAATCACCAACGGTTGGGATTAACGCTATTAACATTAACGCTGCGTATAATTTTTCACCTTTATAGAGGTAGTAACATATTAAAGCAATATCAGCAATTTCTCCAACAACAGGAACAAACCCTGCAGCCATTAAAATATTTTCAAAACTAAATAAAGATTCATTAATGGTTCCTTTTTTGGATTTTTGTTCACTTAAAACTTTATTGGTGATAAGTCCCAATTGTTTTTCAGTTATTATAATTTGACTCATTTTTTTGTTTTAATTATAAATATCCATAAAACAAAAAAAAGGGTCGTTAAACCCTTTTACTTAAACTCTATTTTAGTTTGTTTATTTAAATCAATAAAATGTTGTACCCTTTCTTGTCCAACTTTGGTATAGTTTTCACTCAGTTCGATTCCAATCCATCTACGACCCAAGGTTTCCGCAGCAACCAAACTAGTTCCGCTGCCAGCGAATGGGTCGAGAACAATATCATTTTTATAAGTAAGAATCTTAATGGCCTTTATTGGAACATCCATTGAAAATGTGGCTTTGGTTTGTTGTTTTGTGTCCGCAAAATATTCCCACTGACCATAAACCAAAGACATAAATTCTTTCTTGTCTTCTTCTTGATAAACCGCTTTAGTTTTTACAGTACCATCTTCTTGTTCCATATCAACCATTTCAGCTTTCCATTGTGGTTCACCTTTAACTTTTTTAATACGGTCTTTCTTATAGGCTAATATTACACATTCTTTTGGGTTATAAATGTATGGGCTACTTGGTGACATCCATGAACCCCAAGCTGTAGTCTTACTTCTGTGTGGTGAGTTCTCATCAAGGTCAACTAACCCATAGAATTGGAACCCGACAGATTTCATCACTGACCAAAACTCAGCCATAAATAAAACCCTACCTCCTCTATCTTGAACATTAACTTCGTAGGGAATGTTTATAGCAACCCTACCATCATCCTTTAAAAGTCGGAAAGATTCAGTTAACCATTCTTTTGTCCATTCCCAATAATCAGACATTGGCATCCTATCATCACAACTATCATAATCAATACCCACATTATATTTTGGGCTTGTAACTATCAAATCAATTGTCGATTCGGGAATTTCTTTCATAACTTGTACGGAATCCCCATTGATTATGGTGTTAATAATATTTTCTAATTCTCTCATATTTTATTTTTTTCTAAATTTTGTATTTTTCTTTCAAGGTACCATAATGCTTTTTTTAGATCTTGAAGTTCTTTATCTGTACCTTTCTTTCCCGCTCTTGAAATATACTTTACAGTATTACCAAGGTGAAAGTCAAGGTTCCAAACCTCAATAACTTTAATTACCTCATATGGGTTACTTTCTCCCCCATAATGACTTGGGTGATTAACCATTTCTTTTTCTTCCATATTATTTTTTATATACTTTTAACCACATAATAATTCTTCGCGTATTTTGATTCTTCTATAATATTTTCTTCAACCAATTTATTAATTAAATTTATGGTATCATCCATTGATTGATTAAGGATGTATTTCGATATGTAATCGATATGTATGGGTTGCCTGAGTTTACCCAATAAGTTTTTGATAATTTTTTGTTCCATATTATTTTTGAATAATTTTTAATATTTCTTTCTCTGTTTTACCTTCAACAAATAAGTCATAAATCTTTTCGCTTTCATAATCTTGGAAAATAAATGCATCAGTTTTTCCATAATACTCCTTTAATCTGTTGGATTGAAGAGCAATTAAGGTATTTTGGTGGTTTATATATCTCTTATTAAATCCCATGATAACCAATTATAAAAAAAATATTACTCAGAGTCAAAATTTTTTATTTTACTAATATTAAGAATTTGAAAAATGTATGCTATAACTTTTCTTTTCATTATTGGAACTATTGTCTGTTCCATTGGAAAGTCCTGATTACACTGCATTTCAAATACAGGGAATGTCTTATAATTTTTAGATTTAACAAATGATGAATTGGTTTCAATTATTGAAGATAATGTTATGTCTTCAGGTGAATTCCCATATATTAAATTAAGA